GATCAGTCCTGCGAGTTCGCCCTCGTGGTAGAATTCGCAGTCGACCCGCAGCGCGTCGGGCGCGGTGGTGACGACGCTTGCCATCATGGGGCGGGGGAAATTGACGGTCCAGAACCGCGGATCGAACCGCTGGATCGTGTCCTCGTCCTGCCCGTCGCGACGACGGGCGAGCCAGAAGGGCATGAGTTTTGGGTCCTTTTTTTAAAGTGAACCCGCCTCCGCGGGTTCTCCTTGGTGCTGTTCCCTCAGCTTCGCTTCGGGGCACCTGCGGGCGCGCGGTCGCGCTTGCGGTCGGCTGGTCGCCGACCGATCCTGGCCGCGTTTGTTTGCTCTTATTATTCCACAACCGCCCGCCTCACCGCACTGGCGATCTGTCTTGCCGAGCGTCGCAGTGCGACCGGAGCCTCCGCTCCGCGCGCGGTGGGGAGGGCGATGTTCACGCGCACGTCACGAGCGTGCGAGGCGCCTTCGCGGTTCGGTTCGACGCGCCCGGCGCTGGTGGGGACGAACAGTTCCGGGCCTCTTTCGCCAACCAGATAGGGGCGTTCTGGCGAAACCAGCCCGCCAGTGGCGCGGCCGGGGAGGCCGGTCAGGCCCGCCAGGAGCCCCGCCAGAACGCCGCCGATCCCGCCGCTTTTGCCACCACTGCCCATCACGCGGTCGAGCCCCAATTGGAGCGCCTGCCCGGCGATCTGGTCTAGCGCGCCGAGCGCCACGCGCTTCAAATCCTCGAAACCCAGGCTCCCCTTGCGGATCGCCGAGAGCAATCCGCGTTCGAGCACGTCGCCCGCGCGACCGAATCCGTCCAGCAATTGCCCATCGAAGCTCGACCGCATACGCGCGATATCGGCGGCGAACCCGGCAGTGTTGGCGCGGATATCGATCAGCAGCGGGTCCAATTCGTCATCCATGGCGATCCCTTTCGATCATGGCCGCGATTTCGGCACGGTCGGGCGGTGCGGCATCGGCGGCTTCCTGGCCGATACAGGCGGCCAGTTCGGCGGGTGTTGCGGCCCAGAAGACCGGCGGCGTCCATCCCAGCGCTCGCGCGGCGAGGCCCGACAGGCGCAGCGCCGTCTCGGCGAAATCGATCACTCTGCGCCTTTCAGGATTTGACCGAGTAGCACCCGCAGCGGCGCGGTGCAGCGAGCGAGCCCAAGCGCCATCACCGCCTCGCCCACCTGTTC